TATGGAGTCTAGGAAAGAGGCTCGTGAACAATTAAAACAAGAAACAGGTGACAGATTTGCAGGTTTTAACCCATTTGGTGAAAATAAAAAAAGAGAACAAGAACTTTTTGAAGAAATTAAAGCTAAAAAAATAAAAAATTTTTTAGAACTCAAGAATGTAGAAACTCTTAAAGAAATTAATAAAGCACAAAAAGAAACTAACAAAATTGTGAATGATGCCAAAGAAAAAGCAAAAGAAATTAAACAAAGCACCGAGAAAACAACAACAGCCATTGAAAGTTCAGTTACTTTTAATGAACTATTTAATACTGGGTTAGAGCAAACAAACTTTTTAGTTGATGGCCTTTCTCTTGGTACAGATAAATTTGCTGATAAATTATTAAACGTTAAATCTGAAACTGATAAATTAAATGAAAAGTTTATGGAGATTGGTCAAGGAATAGAACAAAGTATTGTTTCCAACTTAAGTGATGCTGTTATGGGTACAAAGACTTTAGGTGAAGCTGCTGTTGGTGTTTTAAATCAACTAAAAAGAAAGCTTGTAGAGGTTGCAATACAACAAGCAACGGCTGGTCTAGGAAATAAAATAGGTGGATTTTTAGGTGGCTTGTTTGGAGGAGGAGGAGGAGGAGGAGGATTATTTTCTGGAGGTGGCGGATCTGGAATAAAGTTTGGATCTGTTGATCTTGGTTTGAGTTCTGGTTTAAACTTTGCAACTGGTGGAAGGCCACCTGTTAATAAAGCTTCATTGGTTGGTGAACGTGGCCCAGAACTTTTTGTGCCAAATTCTGCTGGTACAATAATTCCAAATAACAAATTAGGAGGTGGAGACAGTATTACTAATATTGTTAATGTATCAGTAGATGCCTCTGGTAGCTCAGTTGAAGGTGATAATGCAATGTCACAGGAGCTTGGTCAAACGATAGCTCTTGTAGTCCAAGAAACTCTTGTCAGAGAAAAACGTAATGGAGGTTTATTAGCATAATGGCAACTTTTCCATCAATCAAACCAGCTTACGGTGAAACTCAAACCATAGAACAAGATAATATTGTTGTAAAACTTGGTGATGGTTATGAGCAAAGATTAGTAAGAGGACTTGCAGCAAACAAGAGATACCATATGATTCGTTTAGTTTTTAATATTTCACAGTCAGATGCAAATACAATAAATACTTTTCTTAATGCACGTTTTGATGATCAAGATGCTTTTCAGTACACCATAGGAGGTGAATCATCTGCAAGAAATTTTATTTGCACTCGTAGATCAAGTTCAATTCCTGTAAATGCAAGAGTAACAATGAATTTAACTTTTAAAGAAGTATTTGAACCTTGATGGCTATACCACACTCAGAATTACAAAAAATTAATCCAAATTCAATTATTGAACTTTTTGAACTTGAACTTGTAGAGGGCTTGCATTATGCAACAGGAAATCCATCTAATGTTCCGACAATTTACAGATTTCATGCTGGAACTAATATCGATAGTTATGCAAATATTGTTTGGCAGTCAAACACTTATGAAAGATTCCCAGTTGTTGCCTCTGGCTATGAATATACTGGCAAAGGACAAATCCCTAGACCTCAACTAATAATGAGTAATTTGGGAGGTATTACAAGATTAGGGTCTGTAATTCGAGTAACGGATTTATTAGCCTCAGTAAATTTAGTAACTCCACACAATGATTTATTAGATGCAAAACTTACAAGAAGAACCTTAACTGCTGATGCTTTAGATGCTTCTAATTTTAGCGGTGGTACTAACCCATTTGGTACACCAAGTTCAAATGAATTTCCAAAAGAGATTCATTTTATAGATAGAAAAATACAAGAATCAAGGGATGCTGTACAGTTTGAGTTAGTTAACAGGCTCGATATGCAAAATAAAAGAATCCCTGCAAGACAAGTGACAAGAAAAGATTTTGAAGGTGTAGGAACTTTTGTAAATTAATGGATGAATATTGTAAAAAACTAGCCATTGCTCATGCAAAAGAAGAGCAACCAAATGAATCTTGTGGTTTATTTTTAAAAACAGAAAAAGGATTTGAATATTTTAGATGTGAAAATGTTGCCCATGAATTTGAAACAAATACTTTTGTTATAAATCCTTTTGATTATGCTGATGGAGAAGATAAAGGAGAAGTTGTTGGAATAGTCCATAGTCATCCAAATAATGTTTTACAATTTTCAGAACCAGATATTTCCAGTTGTGATGCGATTCAAGTACCTTTTTATTTAGTTTGCCCAGACTTAGATAAAATGATTGTAATCACACCTAAAGATAATGCTTAAAAAAATAAAAGTTTACGGTGTTTTAAGAAAGTATACAGGTCAATCTGAATTTATGGCTGATGTAAATTCACCTCATCAGGCTTTTAGTTTTTTGTTTTGTAATTATAAAGGTCTTGAGGAAAAGATGGCAAACCAAATTTATTGCGTTCAAGTTGGAGATAAAAAAATAACACAAGATTCAATGAATATGCAGACTGAGCAAGATATAAAAATCATTCCGATAGTTCATGGAAATATTATTGGCACATTAATTTATCTTGGTGTTAAATATGTTGTTAAAAAATATGTAGCACAAAAAATTCTACAGTATGTGATTACATATGTAGTGACAGATTTATTAATGAGAGGTGTAAATGATTTACTAGGGAGAAATCAAAATAATCAAAATGAACAATCAAAACAAAGTCCTTTAGATCCAGCAGCTTTATCATCTAATTATTCATTTACAGGGCTGACAAATGTTAGCCAAGCTGGTATTCCAGTTAATGTGGCATATGGTGAAATTTTGGTTGGTTCTATAGTGGTATCAAATGGTATTGATACTGTTCAAGTAGAGGGTACAAACTAATGTCTATTAAAGAATTTGACCAAAGTACAACTTTTTCTAATCCTGACTTACCAAGTGGAGCTTTATCTTCAAAACAATTTAATACAATAGTTGAGCTACTATCTGAGGGCGAAATAGAAGGAAGTGCAACAGCCTCAAAAAATGGCATCACAGATAAAACTTCAACAGCTTATATAAACAGTTTTAAAAAAGATATTTTTTTAAATCAAACTCCAATATTACAATCGGCTGCTAGTGTCACAGCACCGAATGATAGTGATTTTAATTTTAAAGATGTTGGTTTTGAATTTAGAGAAGGCACATCAAATCAAACTTTTATTTCTGGCATAAAAAATATTGAAACAGAAGTTGGTATTGGAACAACTGTAACAACAACAAATCCAGTAACTCATACAGTTAGTCAATCAAATATAAACGCAGTAAGGGTTACACTTCAATTTCCATCAATGCAAGTTTTTAACAATGAGGGTGGTATTGACGGAACAGAGGTAAATTTATTAATTAAAATTATTGAGAATGATGGCACAACTACAACAGCAGTTGATGACACAGTAAAAGGCAGATCGACAAATGCCTACAACAGAGATTATTTAATAAATTTAAAGTCTGGTACAAGTTTTCCTGTTCAGATAAGAGTTGAAAGAGTAACAGCAGATAGCACAGATTCAAGGACTGTTAATGCTTTTAGATTTTCAAGTGCAACAAATATAATTATGACTCAAAATGCCTATCCGAATACTGCTCATGTTGGTTTGCGTTTTAGTGCAGAGAAATTTCCAAGAATCCCAAATAGACGTTATCGCATAAGAGGAATAAAAGTAAAAATTCCAAGCAATGCAACCGTAAACAGTACATTTGGAAATCTAACTTATGCTGGTACTTGGGATGGAACATTTAAAGCAAGTAAAGAATGGTGTTCAGATCCAGCTTGGATTTTATATGATTTACTTATTAATGATCGTTATGGATGCGATATTGAAGAAAGTTCTCTTGATAAATTTACTTTTAAAAGTGTTAGTGAATATTGTGGCGGTTTAGTTGATGATGGTTCTGGAACAGGATCAACAGAGCCACGCTTTTCTGTAAATATTTCAATTACTCAGCAAGACGAGGCTTTCAACGTCATCAACGCTTTATGTAGTGCCATGAGAGCCATTGCTTTTTATGCGGCTGGCACAATAGCTATAAAACAAGATGCTGAAGGTCAGGCTACAAAATATATTTTTAATAATTCAAATATTACAGAAGATGGTTTTGTTTATAACGGTTCAAGTTTAAAAGCAAGGCATACAGTTATTCATGTTCAATATTTTGACATGACAACACAAGAACTTGATATTGAAACAGTCGAAGCTGATGCAGCAACACAAACCAAGTATGGGGTACGAACAAAAAACATTAAAGCATTTGCCTGTACATCAAGGGGGCAAGCTGCAAGATTAGGGCGATGGTTTTTATTCAATGAGCAAAATTCTGGAGAGACATGCTCTTTTGCTACAACTTCGGCTGCTGGTGTTTTAGTAAGATGTGGAGATATTATTGAAATTTCAGACAGTTTAAAATCTGGAGTCAGAAGAGGTGGTTTGTTGTCCTCTGTCACAAGCACTACAGTTGTTGTACTAGATGATGAAGATTCAACAGATATCCCAAGTCTTACTTTAAGTCCAACCTTATCTGTAGTTTTACCTGATGGATCACTTGAGACAAAAACTATAAGCGGTATAAGTGGAAAAACAATAACTGTATCATCTGCATTTTCTACAGCACCAAATGTAAATGCACCTTATGTTTTAGAAAATTCAACATTAGAAACAAGTACATGGAAAGTTGTTTCAGTAAGTGAAAATGATGATTTAACTTTTTCTATTACAGCACTTGAACATAATGAGGGTAAATATGCTTTTGTTGAAGATGGTACAGCTTTACCGACAAGAAATATCAGTACTTTAACTCAAGTTTTAAACCCACCAGAAGGACTACAGGCAACAGAACAAATTGTTTTAATAAATAATAAAGCTGTATCTAAAATATTACTTGATTGGCAAACACAATCAGGGGCAGCAAGATATGAGCTTCATTACAGAGTTAATAATGGAAGTTTTACAAAAATAGAAACAGTATCAAGTTATGCTGAAATCGTTAATAATGAAGCTGGAAGTTATGAATTTAGATTATTTAGTTTCAATGGTTTAGGAGAACCATCAAGAAATCCAGCAACTTTAACGTTCTCTGCTGTAGGTAAAACAGCCCCACCATCTGATATTACAAATTTAACTTATGAACCAATATCAGATAAAGAAATAAGACTTAGGTGGGATGCTGTACCAGATATAGATGTTCGTGCAGGGGGGCGTATTCATGTGCGTCATAGTCCAAAAACTGACGGTTCTGCAACATTTTCAGATGCAACTGATCTCGTGTTCGCTTTGAGTGGGGCATCTACAGAAAAAAATGTTCCACTTTTGGAGGGTGAGTATATTCTCAAGGCACAAGACGATGGAAACCGCTTTAGTACTGGAGAAACTTCTATTGTTATTGATTTACCAGAAGCACAGCCTAAGTTATTAGTACAGGCAAGAAGGGAAGATCAGGACAGCCCAGCATTTCAAGGATCAAAAACTAATGTAGGTTTTGATTCTGGAACTGGTACAATAAGCCTTGCTGGAACAGGTAATTTTGATAGCAGTACAGATATTGATTCAGAAAGTTCTATTGATGACATTGGCGGAGTCTCAACAACAGGAACATATTTATTTAATGAAACTTTAGATTTAGGTGCTGTATTTAGTCTTGATTTAAGAAAAATAATACAAACCGCCTCTGTATATTCAACAGATTTATTTGATTCAATAACAGATTTAGATGCTAGACAAGATTTTGATGGAACTGGTTCTGTTGATACCAATGCTGAAGTTTTTGTACAAAGCTCACAAGATGGAACAAACTATTCTGGTTTTCAAAAGTTTGCAAATGGTACATTTAAAGGCAGAACTTTTAAATTTAAATGTGTTTTAACAACACAAGATACAAACCAAGATATAAGAGTTAGTCAGCTTGGATATTTTGCAGAATTTCAAAGAAGAACAGAACAAAGTACAACAACTATTGCATCTGGGGCTGGAGCAAAAGCGATAACATTTAACAGTCCATTTTTTACTGGTACAAGTGCATTACTAGGAGCAAATTCAAATCCTCCAGCGATAGGAATTACAGCATTTAATATGGCCTCTGGTGATTTCTTTGAACTTTCAAATATTACTGGAACTGGTTTTACTGTTCATTTTAAAAACAGTTCTGGAAGTTCTGTAGATCGAAACTTTAACTTTACTGCAATAGGTTTTGGTAAAGGTGGATAATTCAGATACAATAAAAGAAATTACTGAAAATTAAATGTCAAGAGTCGATAATACGGGCGGTGCAGCTTTCAATGTTGACAATGGAACAGGACTTGTTGTGAGAACGAAGCTTAACCAAGTAATTGCAGCTTTAAGTACATTAAATCAAGGTTCTGGTGATCCCTCAATCGGTGTTGCAGCTTATGTTCCTCATATTGACGGTAATACCTTAAAAATTAGAAATTCTGCTAATAATGCCTTTGTTACTTTGGGTGATGTATCGCTTACAAACTTTGGTCATGCTGGATTGTCGGCAGCAAATACTTTTACTTCAACAAATATATTTCAAGAAGATGTAACTTTTGATGGTGCTACTGCTGGAAGGGATGTTGTCTTTGATAGGTCAGATAATGCTTTAGAGTTTGCTGATAATGCCAAAGCCATATTTGGTACTGGTGCGGATTTAGAAATATTTCACGATACTTCGGACAGTATTATTAATGATGCTGGAACAGGAGATTTAAAATTTCAATTAGGCGGTTCTACCAAATTTCAACTGGCAAGTGGTGGTGTTTCTTTGACAGGAGGAGCCGCAGCTAATATCACAGCCCTTTCTGATGGGTCAACAATAACAATAGATATGGCAACAGCTTGTCATCATTCAGTAACGCTGGGAGGCAACAGAACCTTTGCAGCACCAAGTAACCAAGCAGTAGGTCAAGCTGGTTCGATATTTATTACACAAGACGGAACAGGATCAAGAACAGCTTCATTCAATAGTGCATTTAAATTTGTAGGAGGTACAGCACCAACCTTAACAACAGGGGCAGGGCTGACAGATCGAATTGACTACATTATCCTGTCCAGTAATGTCATTCATTGTGCAGTTTCATTGGACGTTAAGTAATGGGTTTTTATGATGCGATAAGAGTTGGAGCTTCTGGTGCTGCTGATAGTGCTTACACAGTAGATCGTAGTTTAAGGTTTAATCCTAACGATAGTCCTAACTTAGCTAGAACTTTTGGCACTTCTACAAACGTTAGAAAACGCACAATTTCGGTATGGGTTAAAAGAGCAAAAATTAATGATAGTTTAGGACAGGTCTTTTTTGAATATTTTAGTGGCGGTTCTGGTGGCAGTATATTGTTTGCTGGTGCTGGTACTGGAATTGGAAATAATGATGAAATACATATTAGTAATAGAAAT